GACCTTTCTGAAGGGCCATTACCGATTTGCCTCCTTACTTTCGTAAGGAGGTGAATAACCATAAGACGGAGTATAGGAGATATATTTCGGACGTAGGATAGGATTTTCCCACTCCAGGAAATTCTTTCTTACGATAAACTCCATACCACCGCGCCGGAGCCTTGAATGAGCGTTTTATACCTCAAACAAGGTCGGCTAAGCAGTGATCAGCACCTGCCGTCCCTGGAAAGGAACAGCGGGGTTGGTTTGAAATTACAAACTTTGCACGGTTAAATGATATTGGGTCTACTGACAACGAGGATCGGGTTGAAATCCGCTAGTCGTCTGACGACGAGATTAAAATCTCCGAGTTCCCGAAACGGGCACGCGGCTACTTCGAAAGAACTAGTCTCCCAAAGTAGGTTAGAAGTTAAATCTGTCACCCCAATCACTCTTTAATCGTACCGTTCAAGCCGGACTCTAACTAAAAATGAATAACAAATTAAATATTAATCTATTAAACATTGTTAGATCTAAAGTAGTAACTGTAAAATCAATGGTGCCACTAACTCAGAAATTTCTGGGTTCCACAGGTTTCCTCCGAACTCTTAGACTTATAGTCTACTTGAGTATGGGGAGAACCTCTGGGCTAGCTTACCGAGCTAAATGTGTAAATGCCTTCCTGGACTTCGTTTGGAAACTCCAAACGAACCATGGGTCAACTTTTACCATTAAATGGTTAAAAGCGTCCTATGTCGCTCTTCAAAAAGAGCTGGGACAAGATAGGCTGGAATCACTCAGAATTTTAGATCCTGAGCTTCCTTTACCACGATTAAACAACGGTATTCCAAGGGGGATTCCGGTTCCCGACAGAATCCTTATTAGATCTGGTAATGTCTCCGTGATAAGATTTTGGTCAAGTTTATTCAACTTGTACCGAATACTTATTGCAGAGCCCAAGTTAAAACTTGAGACCATTACTAATCCTTTAAGTGTTCCTGAAGGTAATATTGACCGATTTATAGATATCGCGAAGAGAGAAGGCTTTGCCTTCTTCGATCGTGTTGGTAACTCAAAAGTAAGATCCACTTTGGACCTTAGTCCTTATAGACCAGTCCTTTCAAAGGCGGCTTCGCCGTCCTCGAAAGTTTCTGCTTTTGGTTTACTAACTGATATCCATTCATTGGTTAAATATAGACCGGACCTCTGGGAGTGCCTACATCACTTTGCTTACGCCACTAAACCAGTTCAAACTCCTTTTATGGAGTGGTTAGCTGATGGTTATGATATTATAACAGAAATAGCCAAGTACGACGGTAAAGACGTACAAGGTAAATCTGGTAAAGTGTACTATCAATCGAATTCTTTCCAAGAGAAGAACTCTGTCCGAACTCACGGGTCTCCAACGGAAACCTATGGGTTAGGCCAGTTTGCTATCAAGAATGAGGCAGCCGGAAAAGTCCGACTGTTTGCTCTAATGGATGGGATAACCCAATCCTTTATGAGCCCTCTTCACGACGCACTGTTCGACGTACTTAGATCGATTCCGAACGATGGTACATTTGACCAAGATGCTTCTGTTAGAAGATCTATGACCAAAGCAACCAAGGCTGGTTTAGCTTACAGTTTTGATCTAACTGCGGCTACAGACCGACTACCTGCTCGATTATCCGCCGAAATTCTGAATAGCATTTTCCACAATCCGTACCTTGGTGGGTACTGGTTGAAGATAATGACTGATCGAAATTTTGGGTTTAATGAGAAGGTGGCTTCGCAATTAAAAATTGCGGATGGTCCTTACAAATATGCTGTTGGACAGCCCATGGGAGGTTTATCCTCTTGGCCTGCGCTAGCGGTGACTCATCATTGGGTCTTGCAGTTAGCTGCTTCTAGAGCACTCGGAACAAGAACATGGTACGATAATTATGAGATTCTAGGGGACGACTTGGTTATTTTCAACCGAGACGTTGCCGATGAATACCTAATTATCATGTCGGAATTGGGTTGCGAGATAAACTTAACAAAGTCTATCCGTTCCCCAAACCGACCCGTGTTTGAGTTCGCAAAACGAACCTGCTGAGGAGAGAATATTGTAAGTGGAATTTCGATGGCACAACTAGGTGCCGCCTGGAATGTTGGATCCCGTGTCGGGAATGCATTAGCATTTTCCCGATCCGGTCTGATAACATCTCCTTCCGTGCTTCTGGCTATTCTATCTAAATTCGCATCTAGACGAGTTTCTGAACTGAAAGTTCAGTGGACTCAACTAGGGTTGCTGTCCCTTTTAGGAAGCCTTTACCAAAATGGTTCAGTTTCGCTAAAAGAGCTAGTGACCGCAATAATTTCACCCCAAATGGGGATTGATTATGCAGAGGAGGCAGTTGGCCTCCCTGCAAAAGCAGTACTAGAAGTTGCAACATTGCGACTTAATGGGGAGAAACCCACGGTTGAGGACAAGGATTTACCTTGGCCAAAACCCCATGATAGACTCGAATTCTTCTACGAACACGAGGAGTTCCTAACTGTTAAGACATTATCTGATAATGTTTCAATAGCTCAGGATCTTCTCGAGAAGTGGAGAAAATGGGTCCTTCATGGCTCAATGCAACTGTTTATTCCTTTAATCCCTAAAGAGATTGAGGGCGATAAACTACCTAACCTAAACGATTACCTTTCGGACCTTCCTGATGATTATCAGGAACAAGTCTTTAGGGTAACGGAATGGTGGGGAGTTGCATTGGGTTTAGGGGTTTCCACCGATGACCCAGCGGAGCTTCTAGAGGAGGCTATGGACATGTTGGAGCAATTCCAATATGATTCAATGCTACCTCTGGAAGAAGCCTTAGCCTTCCAAGACCGACTAACTCAATTCGAGCAAAAGGTAAACTTTAGTATACCTCTTGAGCGAAAAGAGATCACCGAGAGTACTCCTATACTTGCGTATATGAGAACACTCTTCGGGAAACAGTATTTCAAAAATACTGGCGGTATTGGTGCTTAGGTTGCCCGCCGGGCCCCAAGGTTCTGCACCATCGGCCAATACACACATATGCGTGAGACCTCTGTTTGTACACAGTCACAGATTAAGACTATGTAGTGCAGAAGGAAAGAGATCGACCTGGTAATCGGTTACCAGCGTTGTTTTATCAAAGGTAAAGAGCTTTAGGCCCTATCTTGGTAAAGATTCTACTAAGATTTAGGTTAAAGATCACTGATTTTCAAACCAGTGCTTGACACTTCTGTCTGAACGAACTATAATGAAATAGTCGGTGCAGGTGAAATACTGGTAAACTGGCTAAAATAAGCTAGTCTCTAGTAAGACACAAGAAACGGAAGCATGAGGTCATGACTCTTAGGAGACAAACCTCAGGTTTGAAATAAGTTTCAATAACTTTTGTCTAAGCAGGATCCCACCGGAACCAATGAAGGTCACGGAGATAAAGCTTTGAGCTATTCTTTCCATTTAGTTTGGATAGCTAGGGTGGTCCACTTACGGACTCTTCAGATCTTATTGATCTTTGTCCCCCGTAAAACGGGGAGCCCAATCACTATCGTGGTAAATGGGATCACGGTAGACTGGTGAAAGACCAGACTACAGTTACACCTTTGAGGATGAGCCGG